TCATTTTAAAGTAACTGATGTTGAATTATCTGATGATGATTTAGCGACAGTGAAAAACAGAGTTGATGCAGTTATATCAGCTAAGGGTGGTAAGAGCGTAGAGTTGAGCAATGATGTTATTAAAACATGGGCATTCATCGGTGATGAGTCATTTGATGAACAAGCTGACAATCAAATCTCACTACGTAGACTAATTATACCTAGAGAAAATAAATATCTAGTAAGTTTTGATTACTCACAAATGGAAGTTAGAGTTTTCTTAAGTTACATCGCTATACATAATGAAGCAGTAAAAAAGATGTTACATCAAAGTGATGTAGATTTTCATGGAGAAGCCGCAAAATTAGCTTTTAAAGTTGACGAAAATCATAAAGATTATAAATATTATAGACAAACAGCAAAAGCAATTACCTTTGGAACTATATATGGAATAGGTAATGCAAAACTTGCCACACAATTAAATGTTACTCCAGATGAGGCAGGCGATTACAAGAAAAGATATTTTGAAGGTATTCAAGGTTCAAGACAATTCTTTGATAGCGTGGTACAAAAAGTTGAAACACGAGGGTGGGTAAAAAATAGATATGGCAGAATATATAAGATTGATAAAAACTTTGGCTATAAGGGTGTGAACTATTTAGTGCAAGGTACTAGTGCAGACATTATGAGTGAACGCATGATAGAAATACATAAATACTTAAAAGACAAAAAGAGTAATTTATTATTACAGGTGCATGATGAAGTAATTTGTGAAATAGATAAAGATGAGGTGCAAGAGGTATTGCCAAAAATTAGGGAATTACTTAAGGTAAATACATTAGGCATTCCTTTAGACGTTGATATGGAAGTGTGTGAACCCTCTTGGGCAACTAAAAAAGATGCAAGCGAATTAATAACAACAGAACAAGAAAGCGAGGATTGGGTAGAATGGTAACAGGAAAATTAGACCATAGCTGGAAAGACCAAAAGCAATTAGGTGAACTTGGTGTATTCCATGTTATAGAGTGGTTATATACATTACCTAAAACTACAGGTGTGTGGGACGTGCAAGATGATAAGTCATATCAAATTAAAGACATAGATTTACTTTGGGCGACAAAACCTGACGACAAAGAACTAACAGTAGAAGTAAAAACAGATACATACACGTCAGGAAACTTTTTCTTTGAAACTATTAGTAATGTATCTAAAAATACTTTAGGATGTTTTTTGAAAACAGAAGCCGATTTTATTTTTTATTACTTTATCAAAATGGGACAACTATATGTTTTAAATACTGGACTTATTCAAAAATGGTTTCTAGACAATAAAACAAGATATAATGAAAAGAAGATAGGCACAGATAACTTATATCAATCTAAAGGTTATGCAATACCTATAAAAGATGTGCCAAAAGAATGTATTAGATATCATGTAGGAGATTACACATGACACAACCACAAGCGAATCAAGACCCTAACAACAGGGCGTATACAAACAATAAAAAATATAGTTTTATAGAATCATATAATAGAAAACCTATACATTATGATTTTACGATTGAACCTTTTGATTACATACATGATAACGATATGGGATTTGCAGAGGGGAACGTAGTGAAGTACATAACTAGATGGAAATATAAAGACGGTTTACAAGATTTATATAAAGCAAAAAGATATATAGAAATGTTAATAGAAAAAGAAGAGGCAGAAAATGGCACCTCGTAATTGGACAACTTGTGCTGGTTGTGGTAGAAAATTAAATAAGAAAAAATTTGAAAGGACACCAACTAAAGTATGTTATGCGTGTCATCATAAAGAATTAAAAGATAAGCGAAAGGGGATAATCCGTGGCAAAAATAGGCGTTAAAATAGGTTTCACTTTTAGAATAGGAGCCTTAGACACAAACCAATATGGTCGAATGGATATGGAAGTACATGATATAGATACTGAACTTTCTATTGGAGACCAATTAGAAGAGGCTGGTGTTGCAATAGATAAAGTTTATAAAGCTTTACTTAATAAAGTAGATACTGAGATAGAAGGTATCATGAATGAATCGAGTGATACTAAATGAATAATCCAGACGACCTAACAAAAAGTTTTTTATCTGAACTTAATAGAGCACAAGCTTTAGAAGATGTATTGTATGAAAGACTTAGACAGGACGAATTATGGGGTGACCAATCAGGGCACGCTGATGAAAGATGGTTGGTTATATTAATAGAAGAAGTAGGTGAAGTTGCAAGAGCAATGTATGATGAAGATGAAGGACACGTTTACGAAGAAATAATACAATGTGCGGCTGTTTGCATGGCGTGGGCAGAAGCAATGCAGAGAAGGAGAACTATTGGAAAAGGATAGAAAAAAATTAATTGACCAGTTATTAGGAAACAAGAAATTAAACATTGTAAAAGGTGATGATAAAGATTTTGAATATAATCGTATTGAATTTGGTATACCTAATTTAGATAAGCTGACAGGTGGGGGCATACCTAAAAAAAGAATGACTTTGATATATGGTCCTACCAACGTGGGTAAGTCTTATCTTGCATCACAGATATGTGCCAATGTACAACGTGAAGGTGGTATAGCTGCTTGGATAGATACAGAACTATCTTGGGATGCTAATTGGATGAGTAAGTGTGGATTAGATACAAGTGAAATGTTATTGTCTCAACCTGAGAGTGGAGAACAAGCTTTTGAAACTATTGTAGAGATGATGAATGCAGGAGTTGATGTAATAGTATTAGACAGTATTGCAGGATTAGTGCCTGCTCAAAATCTTGACGAAGACTTTAGTTTTAATCCAATGGCGTGGCAAGCACGATTTGTAAACTCTGCATTACCTAAAGTGATGAACTCTTTAAGACAAGGAAGTGCATTTGTAGCAATCAACCAAGTAAGGTCTAGTATTGGTCCTGTTGCTTTAGCTAATATGCCTGGTGGTTTAGCTCAAGGTTTCTTTTCACACTTTCTACTGGAAGTAAAAAGAAGTGGGTGGTTAACAGATAAAGACCAAAAAGTTGGTTTTGATATGGAAGTGCGATTACGAAAAACTAAAGTAGGTGGTAGTAATTGGTCTTCTGCTATTGTGCCATTTAGAGTTGATGGTGGTATTGACGTGATTGAAAGTTACATGAGAGACGGTATCACACAAGGCATAATTAAAAAAGCAGGGGCTTGGTATACCTTTGGTGAAGACAAAGCACAAGGCATGAATGGTTTGAAAGAACTTATAGTGTCTAAACCTGAACTATTAGAAATATTAAAGAATGACGTTACCTAGAGATTATACCCAGCAAGAAAAATTAGTTGAGCAATGTTTACAAGTAACAGGTCTTAGATATGATAATCAAGTAGAATTTGGTAAATATACTGTAGATTTTTATATAGATGAAATAAAAACAGTTGTTGAAGCTGATGGAATCTATGGACATTTAAGAAAACGTGACCGTAAAAGAGACGATGAATTATATGAGTTGGGTGTGGAACATATAATACACATTAAAGAAAAAACACATCAACGAATATGTGAGGAACTATGGCAGGCATTAGACAAATTGGAGCCGTTGGAAAACGAAAAAAAGTAAAAAAACAACGACAAGATAAATGGCTAATTAATAAATTAGACGATATGCTCGCATCTAAAAAACGTAATGGTATGAAGGGTAAGTTCCATGCTTCAGTAATAGGAAATCCTTGTGATAGATATTTATACTTAGCTTATAACGGTTTACTTCCAGATGTGCCTTTAAGTGCACGAGTTCAAAGAATCTTTGATAATGGTAGTTATCTAGAGTATAGAATGAAAAAATATTTTGAACGAATGAATATTTTAATTAAACAAGAAGTCCCTTGTAAATTTGACAATCCTATAATATCAGGACGTATAGATTTTATCTTAAGACATCCAAAATTAAACACGGTTTTATTAGAACTTAAATCTATAAAGGGTTCATTATTTGATGAATTAGATGGCCCTCAAGAAACGCATGGTATTCAAGCACAAGTATATCTACATCTTAATAAGTTAGGTATTAACACAGGTTATGTATTATATGAAAACAAAGATAATCAAGAACTTAAATGTTTTAGAGTAGAAAAAGACGATGACGCATTCGCAAAAATTTTAGATAGATGTTATACTATTATGTCATTAAGAGCTGCTCCGACAGAATGTAGTGGCGAATTTTATTGCGATTGTAGAAAGGTGAAATTATGAAACTAGAACGTATGACAGTAACAGGTGCCGATGACATGACTAATGTTAGGGGCATGATTGAATTATCAAAAGAATATCGATTTTTAGAATGGGGTATATTATTTCCATTATCAGGTGGGTCAAGATTTCCAACATCAGATTGGGTAAGAAATTTATTAGAAGAAGCAAAAAAAACCCCA